CTCATAAGACTTGCACTCTGACCAACTGAGTTATAAGAGCGGTGTGGTACATATATATCGAACCTACTCTTTAAACCTAAAACATTCAAACAACTTGGAATGTCTCTTTGATATGCTAGAAAACTCATCAATAGTATAATCATCACTCATACTCCTATTACATTTGCTGCAAATAGGCCTCAGATTATCAATATTAAGTGTTCCTCCTTTGCTCTCTGGAATATTATGACCAACCTCAAATGCAAATGGGGTCATTATATTCTCACACCAGGTCACGAGACACTTGTGCTTAAAGAGCCTATCGCCACACCACAAAAGCCACACCTGCTCTCTAAGAGCTCCAGGTATCTTAGCTTTCATATATCTATTATTGAATTTTGATCTTTAATTACATATTTTTCAAGTCTTTGCACTTGAAAAATACGCTCCCAACAGGGATCGAACCTGTGACATTCAGATGACCGGCGTAGCAGCTATGCTGCTTCGTAACAGTCTGACGCTCTACCGACTGAGCTATGAGAGCACTGGTGGTTAATGCTGGGTATGGCAGACACTTAACCTGGAAAGGGGGTGGCCAATCCTAAGGATAGCTGCAGTTCTATCCTCCTTTCCTGCCGTTATGATGTGGCTCTCCATCAGGTATTTTAACGACTTACCCAGGTCGAGGCAGGTTTCCCTTTCGGGTGAGAGATGCCCAGCCCCCATCTGACCTACCGGAATCGAACCGGTGACCTAAGGAACTACAGTCCTTCGCTCTACCAATTGAGCTAAGGTCAGGTGGGGTTTCCCCCAAAGTATACGTGATTCTTGTCTTTAAACCACAATTGGGGGCTTTGTCAGGTGAGCCACAAGTTTCAGGAGGAGCTTGTTGGTCATCTCGAGTTGGGTACGTATATCATCCAGAGCATTGATCATATTCCGACCATCGTCATCCATCAGCAGAGATCCCAGGAGCTGGCCTGGGTCCATGCCCTCATCCATCTCCTCATCCATCTCAGGATCAAACTCCTCGTCTCCTTGGTTAGACATTATGGTATGGGCTGATATTTTTTGAATGCGTATCAGACGCGTCGAAATTATTTTCTTGGGGTATATCAAAATGGCTGGCGGACTTATGCAACTCGTAGCTTATGGCGCGCAGGATGTGTACCTGACGGGTAACCCCAAGGTGACCTTTTTCCAGGCGGTGTACAAGCGTCACACCAACTTTGCGATGGAGAACATTCAGCAGACGGTGAATGGCTCTGCCTCCTCTTCCGGCCGTGTGTCGGTGACCATTGCCCGCAACGGCGATCTGGTCGGTAACATGTATGTGGCCCTGGCCCCTGCTCTGAACAATGAGGCTAACCTGACCTCCAATAACGTCGCTTATGATGTGAACTGGATCGCTGAGCGTGCCATCGCCGCAGTGGAGCTGACCATCGGTGGCCAGCGCATCGACAAGCACTTCCAGACCTGGTGGCGCCTGTATTCCGAGGTGTTCCTGGCTGAGGATGACAAGGCATCCTACGGAAAGATGACCACCTCCGCAACCCTGACCAACGCCACCTCCGGAACGAGCCCCTTCCGTGTGTATCTGCCCCTGATCTTCTTCTTCAACCGCAACCCCGGCCTGTACCTGCCCCTGATTGCCCTGCAGTACCACGAGGTGCGCATGGATTTCGACCTGACCACCTACTTCAACAGCTACTTCCAGACGTCTGTGTTCGAGGTGTGGGCCAACTATGTCTACCTTGATACCGAGGAGCGCCGGCGCTTCGCCCAGAAGGGCCACGAGTACCTGATTGAGCAGGTGCAGCACACCGGCGGTGACACCATCACCACCCTGTCCGAGACCAGCGCCCAGCTGATCCGCCTGTCCTACAACCACCCCGTGAAGGAGCTGGTGTGGTGCTACCAGAATGCGGCACCCACTACCTACCTGAACGCCATGTGGAACTTCTCCACCAACCCCTCCAACGTCAACGTGACTGTATCAGCAAACAAGATTGCCGCAGCAAACACCATCATGCTGTCTCACCACTTTGGACAGCCCCATTTGATGATGGGCGTCGGCTTTGATACCAACTGCCCCCACGCAGTGGCCCTGGTCGAGGAGGGTACCGCAAGCGTGACCCAGGAGGCTGGCCCTCTGCACCAGTTCAAGCTGATCCTCAACGGCCAGGATCGCTTCAAGGAGCAGTACGGCAAGTACTTCAACCAGGTCCAGCCCTACTACCACCACTCCGGCAACCCCTACCCCGGTATCTACGTGTACTCGTTCGCTCTGCAGCCCGAGGAGCACCAGCCAACCGGCACCTGCAACTTCTCCCGCATTGATAACGCCCAGGTGTGGGTGGCACTCAAGGCTGGCGGTCTGTCCAACATCCAGAAGATGTTCGCAGTCAACTACAACATCCTGCGCATCCAGTCTGGAATGGGTGGCCTCGCATTCTCCAACTAGACGCTGCGCTTCGCTTTGTTTTTACAAAAAATCAAAAAAAAAACGGACTTCGGTCCCAAGTGTGTTTTCATCACACCTGGGTTTGATGAAAAAAGGGTGCAAGCTTCCGACACGGGGCGTGGCGCGCATCGGGAGCTGCAAGAATGGCGTATTACATCCAGCACAAGACTGACGCAGATTACCCAAAGTGGTATGCAGGATCATATGAATATGCCCAAAGATTGCTCAAAGGCATCTTGGAAGCTCGCGCAGAGCTCAAGGAATACCTAGAAATAGTTGAAGTTTAATTGAGCCATATTATATCCCTAGGGAGTCCAATCTTCCAGCAGTAATAGAAACAGTCAAAGTTGCACTTGCTCTCATAGTTTTCTGGAACTTCCCCGTCAACCAGCTTGACAAACTGGTTGCGCTTACGCGGGATGATGATCTGTATCGGGTCGCTTGTATTTGAAAATAGCTTTCGCATATACTGCGTATATATCTTTGGACTAGGCATAATGAGAATGAATGGCTAGTCGCTCAAGCACCCGGGGTACCATCGTGAACGGCGGATTCGACACGATGATATCACCTTTGTTATTCTGAAAAAAGTCCTCATCCTCGTGGATGACATTGAAGCCAATCTCGCGTAGAATCTGGCCCGATCGGCCATCTCCGTAGAAGGGCTCCCAAATCACCTTATCCTTTGGGACGAGGTGCTTGATAGCCTCCCACGCACTCTTGGGGGTCATGTAGTCATCGTGCTTTTCAAACGTCTTGTTTTGGAAACCTGCCATATGGTTATTACCACTGGCAGTTTTATATGACTTAAAAAATATCATATACAAATTCATTATGAACTGCTATATAGAGAAAAAAGATGGTCAATTTATTTTCGATGATGTGCAATGTGATGGGGAGCGGAATAAGTCAACATTTTGGTGTATACAAGAAGCTGATAAAATTTACAAATGGCCAGACTTTCCAAAGGTTGGAATATGTACAAATGATTGGAGAGAAGACAATAATACACTTGGATATGCCGGAGGAACAACTTTTTCAAACTTGATTCCTGATTTTTGTTTTCATAAACATGTAGGGGCACTCGATAAAGATTATGATGAAATAATATATTCTGTATCTGAAGCCGGGAAAACTAAACCAGAAATTCATAAAGTTGGTTGGATCGGAAAGTATTCACACGATTATCGAAAGTATATGGTTGAGCTTGGAAATGCTAATCCAGAACTATTTGATTTCACTATGATGTGGTGGGGGGACGATTATAAGACTCCAGATAAATTTATTACACACGATGATCTTGTCAAAAAGTATGCAGTAGTAATAGATATAGAAGGATATGGATATTCTGGTAGAGTAAAATATCTTTTATTTTCAAGACGCCCACTAATTCTTATAGACAGAGAAAACAAGGAATGGTATTATGAGCATCTGATTCCATGGAGACATTATATACCTGTAAAACGAGACATGTCAGATCTGGTCGAAAAGACAAAATGGTGTCTAGATAATTATGAAGCTGCCAAATTAATTGCAAATGATGCATATGACTTTGCATCTATTAATCTTACTCGAAAAGGGTGTTATGCTCGTTGGAATGAAGTACTCAACTTAAAACCAAAAAACGCGTAATGTATATGAAATGTTACGGATGTAAAGGACCAGTTCCATGTGTCAATTGTCTTCGCTGTTCCGGTTGTAGACGCACCCGTGATAGAAAAGAGTTTGGAAATTATGTAACTTGCGATGAATGTAGAGACAGACGAAAGAATGGTAAATCTATTGAATCTGTACTGAAATCATACAAATCGAACGCGGCAAGGAGTCACAGGGAGTGGGAGTTGTCAGATGATCAGGCCAAGGCTTTGCTCAGGAGTCACTGTATATATTGTGGTCACTTTAGGGAGGGTTTCTTGGGGGGTATAGATCGAGTCGAGAATGATGCTGGATACGATGAGTCAAACTGTGTCCCTGCGTGTAGCTCGTGTAATATGCTCAAGGGTGACATGGATGTGTTCGACTTTGTGGAAGCTTGCAAACGGGTTGCAGATTATGCAGGGGTGTATTTCAGCGGTATAAAAAAATAGTACTCTACTTTTACAGATGGAAACTCTCGAAAAGGAGCAAGCACTGGGCCGTCAGAATGAGGTCAAGATGGAGGTACTCAAGTCCGAGA